CACTTCCTGGCGGAAAGACTGCAACTAAAGTTGTGGATAACGCCACAAAGATTGCAGACGAGATTGCAGAAGCATCTTTAGAAATCTCAAAACTAGATAACTACGTTCCTAAGAAGACAGTTAAAGCATACAAGCTATTCACCAAAGGCGAAGACGACAACTTATATCCTTTGTTTGTAGACGCTAACAAGCCGCTACCTGTCGGTGAGTGGATAAAAGCCAATATGCCTGACTACATTTTCCAAGCAAAGAACGGCAGATACTATGTCCCATCTAAGGCAACTGCACCGAAAACTGAAACTGGTAAGAAAGCATTTTACGATACTGGAGAGCGTAAGGCGACAGGTAGTAGTGTGGAGATACCGGATGATCCAGAACTTCGCAAAAAGCTAGTAGAAGCTGGGTTTATTGCCAAAGAAAATACTAAGAGTGTTAAAGCTGTGGCTGCACGTCCGGGATGGCATGCGGGGGATGTTCCTATCGCACACCACATCGGTGCAATGATTGATCCTGCAACTGGTGGAACTAGGAAACTGGAGATGCCTAATGTTCGCCGTGACGATCAAGTATGGGCAGAGGTTGAGTTACCAGCGGATGTAGATTGGCAACAAGAAGCATTACGTAGGGCAAACATCAAGAAGGACGGCGATATTGATGTAGGTACTGCACACATCACTGACATGGTTCCTCATGGGGGTAGCTACAGATACAAAACAAATCCCAATATGACTGGCGAATGGTTAATTGGCGGAGAGCTTAAAATTAATCGTGTCTTATCAGACGACGAAGTAAAAGCAATCAACAATGCCGCTGGAGTAGAAGATTTGCCTCGCTACAGTGAGTTTATGGATCAGTACGTAAAACCTAAAACAGAATTAAATGCTGGCGGTTTAATGTTAGATGAATATAACAGGGCGGAATCATGATTAAGACAGAAGCTGGCGAAAAGATGAAAGAAGAGAATCCCGTGGGTAAGATTGACACTATCGACGGGCAAGAGCTTCTGCGCCAAGAACTAGAAAAGCAGGGCAAAAAGTTTGGTATGCCTGAAACACCGGAGATGAACATGGGTGGTTTAATGAGTGATGGCATGGGAGTCATCATTGGTATTGAGGCTGAGTCTGGAAACCACATTCCTGCTGGCTCTAAGCCTGAAGAAGTTGCAGATGATATTCCTGCAATGTTATCAGAAGGTGAGTACGTTATCCCTGCCGATGTTGTTCGCTGGCATGGTGTTAAGACGTTTGAAGAGATGCGTTGCGAAGCTAAGATGGGGATGGGCTTGATGGCCCAAGACGGACGGATTGCTGAAGTAGATGAAGCCTACGAGCACGGCCACGAATCCCCTGATTACGACATTGAAGAAAAAGATAAGCCAGAAGTTGAAAAGGCTGAAGTAGAAGTTGTTCACGCAGCCGAAGGCGTAAGCTTAGAAGATCCTATTGAACCTTCTGGTGGCCCTTACTACGGCTATAGAGTTGTCTATGATCCTGAAGCTGGCCGATACGTATACAAGGCAGTAGACCCTATCTCCAAAGAGCCAGTGACTGCAGAGGAGTTTGATCCTGCACTTTCGACTAGGTACACCCCTGAAGCTCTGTTAGGTATTGGTGCTGAAGAAGAGGAAGAAGAAGAGGAAGAAGGACCAATAGCTTGCCCAGAAGGATACACTTTGCAGAATGGTCAATGTGTTCCTATTACCCCTGTAGATATAGGTGGGGATGGGCCTCCTCCTTCAAATCAATATACAAGAAGTGTACAGAATCAATTTGGATACACCCGCAAGACCTTACCCGCATCGGCGGCAGTAGTTCCCTTACTAGGTGCGGTTAAGTTTGCACAGAATGTTAATAATGCAACTGCGGTAAGCGAAGCTCGTAAAGCTTTGGGCTTAGACGGGCTTGGTTTGCTTGAGCAGTTAGGTGCTGGGTTTAGTGGCAAATACAATGAAGGACTTGTTGGCGATTTAGGTATTGGAACCGCCGAGTACACTGTTAGCTTGGGCGAAGGTAGAGAAGATGGGGGTGCCGCTGGTGGAGGTGTGTACGACATTACCACCGGTCAAATGCTCACCTCACCTGAAGATATTGCCGCCGCAGGTAGAAACGCACGTACTACGTTAACTGTCGCTGAAGCACAGCGTAGACAACAAATGGCCGCTCAAGGAGCTACATTCCCAGAAGATTCTTTGGATAGAGATTCTAGTTTTAGCTTCACACAACCAGAATCTTATAGGGCGGCTTTCGGTTCAACCCGTAGCGGCAATGACGGCATGGGAACTGTAGCAGGTCAGACTCCTTCTACAGCCGCAGATAGACGTGGTAGCAATGCTTATAGCGGTGGAGATGGCGGAAGCTTTACTCAAACAGGATCTTATTCTGAGTCAAGTCCGGGTTCCGGAACTGTAGCTGGTCAGACTCCGTCTACAGCCGCAGATAGACGTGGTAGTAACGCTTACAGTGGTGGGTCTGATAACAATAACAGCAACAGTGGAAGTTCTAGTTCTGGGGGTAGTAAATCTGGAAGTGCTACTACGGATACAGAAGGTTCTTTCGCTAGAGGTGGATACATCGCTAAAAAGAACAAGCCGAAAGTGGCAACAATGCAATATTCAAAAGGAAGCAAATAATGGCTGAAGATACAATGAATGAAGAAATGACTGGCATGGCAGCCCCTGCTCCTGAAGCACCCATGCTTGAAGACACGATGGGTGATGCACCTAAATCTTCTGAATTAACTGTAGATGCTATGAAAGCAAACTACGAGGCAATGGAATCTGACAAGCAATTAGCCGTCAAAGAAATTATGAACGAGGCCATTGGTCAACTATTTGATGAGTTGACTGGACAAACTGTTATGTCCGAGTTTGCTATGTCAATACGCTCCGAAGAACCTATGGGTGCTGAAGCTCCTTCCGCAGAAGGCATGATGGCACCATCGACAGAACCTATGGCAGATATGCCAGCGGAAGAAGAGGAAGCTACTCCTCCGGTCTAAAGTACCGAAAGTAGTTTATATGGGCTACCCATTATGGCCCCCAGCAAAAGGAAAATACAATGGCTAATAAACGTTACTCACGTCAAGAAATTGAGGAAGACGAAGTACAACAAGAAGAAACAGTAGAGGCAGAAGCACCTACTGAAGACAGCGAAGAAGAAACCTTTAAGAAGCGTTACGGTGATCTTCGGCGTTACATGCAACAGACTGTAGAAAATAAAGACAGAGAGTTAGAGCAACTCAAACGTCAAGTACAGCAGAAGAGTAAAGAAGAGTTCAAGTTACCAACCTCTGAAGAAGAGATTGAAGCATGGGCTAGTAAATATCCTGAAGTTGCAAAGATTGTTGACTCCATCGCTCAGAAGAGAGCACGAGAAGCAAGCCAAGAAGTAGAGCAGAGTATGTCTGATCTACGTAAAATGAAGTCTCAATTAGAGAAAGAAAAAGCACAACATCAACTTCAGCAAATGCATCCTGATTTTGACAGTATTCGTGCAGATAAGAATTTCCATGCTTGGGTAAAGGAACAACCTACCTACATCCAAGATGCACTGTATAAGAATGATACAGACGCTATCGCCGCAGGACGTGCAATTGATTTGTACAAAGCGGATATGGGAATGATCTCAGAGAAGCGTTCTGATTCTCAGTTGGAAAAAGAAGCCGCTAAGGCTGTTAAAAAGACTGGAAAGAATTCTCCTTCTGCATCGCCAAGTGCAGAATGGAGTGAAAGCAAGGTTGCCTCTTTAAAAGCGTATGAGTACGAAAAGTACGAAGAAGAGATTCTTAACGCAATGCAAAGTGGCAAGTTTGTCTATGATATGTCTGGAGCCGCAAGATAACTGTTGACAAATAGTTATTATTGTTTAAACCACGCATATTATATCTAGATAAGGGGTAACCCCGTAAGGACAACTTATCCCTTACTAGACATAAAAGATTACTAACCGTGAATAGAATACCTTGTAACCGTGGCCTCTGATTGTAATGCTTTTGGCCGAGCATGTCAACCCAGACACCCACAGTGTAACAAGCCTCTGCAGCGGTCAGTCGTAATCTAGTACATAAATTATGCCTGACTATGAGGAGAACTTATCATGGCATTTCGTTCAGCAGCAGGATATGGAAACTTACCTAACGGTAATTTCTCACCTGTAATCTATTCCCAGAAGGTCCAAAAAGCCTTCCGTAAGTCTTCTATTGTTGAAGACATCACAAACAACGACTACTTCGGTGAAATCGCTAACTTCGGTGACTCTGTAAAGATCATCAAAGAGCCAGAAATCACTGTTAAAGAGTACTCACGTGGTACGCAAATCACAGCGCAAGACATCGACGACGAAGATTTCACTCTCGTAGTTGACCAAGCGCACTACTTCGCATTCAAGATGGATGACATTGAAGATGCGCATTCGCACGTCAACTTCATGGATATGGCTACTGACCGTGCCGGTTATCGCCTCCGTGATCAGTTTGACCAAGAAGTCTTGGGTTACATCTCAGGCTTTAAGCAAGCTTCATTGAACACCAATGCTAGCGCAGTTAACGATCAGGTTGCTGGTTCTGTTGCTGTCGATACTGCTGGTACCGATGAACTGTTGGCTTCTATGAAGCTCGACGCTACTAACTTCTCTTTAGATGACGGTGGTGCCGCTGTAGCTGGTGAAGCGATTCCTCTGAAGCCTCGTCTTCCTGGAGTCAATGCAACTACAGACGACGATATCTCTCCACTCCAATTGATCAACCGTATGGCTCGTCTTCTTGACCAGCAGTTCGTTGATTCAAATGGCCGTTGGATGGTTATTGATCCAATCTTCATGGAATTGCTCCGTGATGAAGATTCACGTTTGTTCAACGCTGACTTCGGCGAGAACGGTGGACTTCGCAATGGCTTGACTGTTAACAACTTGCACGGATTCCGTGTCTACGTTTCTAACAACTTGCCAGTAGTTGGTGGTGGTGCGGCTCAGTCTTCATCTACCCTTCAGGCTACAGACTTCGGCGTTATCGTCGCTGGTCACGATTCAGCGATTGCTTCTGCACAGCAGATTGCTAAGACTGAAACTTACCGTGATCCAGACAGCTTCGCTGACATCGTCCGTGGTATGAACCTGTATGGCCGTAAGATTCTTCGTCCTGAAGCGATCACTACTGCTCGTTATGTAACAGCAACTGGTGTATAAGGGGAGAACTTACTATGTCTAAATCTACTTCTTTGCTTGCAAAAGCAGTAATGGTTGAAGCGGAAGTCGAACTTCCGACTACAACTGGCACAGTCACAGGTCCATCTGTAGGAGCGGGTACTCTCGTTCTTGCGGCTGGTGTTGAGTTGATCGACGCTATGGACTCTGCAGACTATGATGTCACAGTAACTGACGGAACAACTGACTTCATGGCGGCTACCGCTGTGGATAGTGGTTCTGCAGGTGACTTCGCTTTCGGTACTCAAACACAGGGTATCGTTGCAACCGCCGACACAATCGACGTAACAGGTACAGCTGGTGCTTCACCAGCGGCTACAGTAACTGCTCGTGTATGGGCAATTGTTGTTGACGTAAACGAAGCGACAGCCGGTGCTGACGAAGTTGATCGTGATCAGCTAGCGTAAGCTAATTGCAGGGGGGCTTCGGCCCCTTTGCTCATTTCTTAAAGGTATTTAATTTAAATGGCTTCTACGTATCTTGCACTGACCAATGAATTGCTTCGTCGTTTGAATGAAGTAACAATTGATCAAGATGACTTCGCAGGTGTCCGTAACGTACAGGCGTTAGCAAAGGATGCTATCAACTCGTCCATTCGCAAGATTATTCAATCTGCGCAGGAATGGCCGTTTACATTAACTACTTACAATCAAACCTTAGTTGCAGGAACTCGTGAATACGATTTTCCTAGTGGCTTATCTTCTGTAGACTGGGAATCATTCTACTTAAAAGAATTAGCGGCGCAGGGTAATTCACCTTCCCGCCTTCCAGTTATTTCTTATACAGAGTATTTAGAAAACTACCGTGTATCAGATGACACCAACGATTCTGGTACGGGCATCTCTGCACCAATTCGTGTGTATCAAACACAAGAAGAAAAGTTTGGGGTTACACCTAGCCCCAACGCTGCTTACGTAGTTGAGTACAAGTATTGGTCATTCCCCGATAATCTTACTCTATTTAGTGATACCTGCGTTATTCCGTCTAGGTTTGATCATGTGATTATTGATGGTGCAATGATGTACATGATGCGTTTCCGCTCTAACGATCAAAGCTCACAGATTCACCAGAATGACTTTATGGAAGGCATCAAGATGATGCGCCGTGTATTAGTAGACGATCCATTGATTGTACGCTCTACTTACAACCCACGGTCTATTTATAGCTCTGTCATCAATACAAGAGTTGTTTAATGGCCGATAATCTGCAGATTGCACAGGTCTCTTGCGAAGGTGGATTAAACACCAACAGAGACGTATTGTCTCAAGGTCAACTTGCTTCTGGTAGTGCAATCCGACTCATCAACTACGAGCCTTCTGTTTCAGGGGGCTACCGCCGCATTAGCGGATTTCAAGAAGCTTACCCAAGTTTACCAGGAACAGGTGCAGTCTTAGGCGTATGTGTCGCTAACAATGTCAATGACGGTATTCTTGCATGTCGTGCGCCAACTAGCGGAAATAATTATCTGCATTATTGGGATGACGCAACAGATGCATGGGTTGCAGTAACTACTTCTGGTAGCCCTACCATGACTGGCGTAAACAAAGTTCGTTTTCATCGTTACAATTGGTCAGCAGATGAAGTTATTTTAGTTGACGGTGTTAATCCTGCGGCTACATACGACGGCACGACGTACACGCAGATTACTCATGCGAATGCTCCTACTAATCCAAAGTATGTGACTACTTTTAAATCACATATGTTTTTAGCTGGTGCAAGTGCTAGCCAGAATTCTTTGTACTTTTCGGCACCACTAGACGAAACTGACTTCTCTGTAGCCAATGGTGCTGGCGAGATTAATGTCGGTTTTGACATTGTTCAGATTAAAACATTCCGTGATGAATTATACATCTTCGGCACAAACAATATTAAGAAGCTGGTAGGCAACAGTGTTGCTGACTTTCAGCTACAGCAGGTAACGAATGACTTGGGATGTATTGCCTCTGATTCTGTTGTGGAATTAGGCGGTGACC